ATAACTGCTGTTGCACTCACCGCAGATGTTTGTGCTATGGTTGCTGTACCAAGTTTGACTACTTCTGCGGTAGCTGACAATCCAGAAGTTTGAGCGATGGTAGCTTCACCGCGATCTATTTGTCTGCCAGTAGCAGCAAACCCAGAGGTTTGTGCCATAGTAGCAGAACCCAATTTTACTACTTCGGCTGTTGCGGTTACAGCAGATGTTTGTGCAATCGTGCTTGCACCTAACTTGAGTAAAGTTCCAGAAGCCGTTACACCTGATGTTTGTGCTGATGTTGCGGATACTGCAAACGTCATAGACGCAGATGCAGTCAACGCTGACGTTTGCGCTAGAGTCGCTTCGCCAAGTTCAAATACAGGTTGCCCATAGAAAGACTTCCCGTAACCACCGTAACCATAGCCTACTGAGGCCATGTATTACGCCAATGTAACGTCTAAGTCACCAGCATCGAATCTAAATACATCACCACTTGCTACTGCTTTGGAAGCAGATAATGCTGCCCAAGCCATTAAGTTACCGCTTGACGAGGCATCAAAAATACCTACATGGGTTACTGTTCCCCAAGAGCCAGTAGCAGTAACAAACTCTACTGCTGATCCATTGGTTGCTGTGGTTGGTGAAGTGCCTGATACAGTCATAGCAGCCATACTTTTTCTTGCGTATGAACCACCAGAACATTCAGTACCACCACCAGTATCAGAAGGTGCTGCTGTAAATAAACCAACGTATAAAGTTCCTGGTGCTGAGTAAGCACTACCACCAAATACATGATCCAATACTTTATCTTCTAAATAATCTGTAAATCCAGCCATTCTCTATTTACTCCTAATTTCTCATAAAATATGTTGTTTTCTTGCGTTGACCATAAGTTCTTTTTCTTGGTATCAAAGAACCTTTTCCAAACGCAGCTCTTTCTTGTTGCATACGCATTTCTTCTAAAGCTAATTCAAATTGCGCAGTAAACATCTGAACTCTATCATCTTCCATAAGATAAATAGAGGCTTGTTTTAACGCACCGTATAAATAAACATCTGGGTGATTTGTTAAAACAAAATTACTGGTGTTCGAGTCGCTTAACGCGGTGATTTTACCATAATAAGTTAATTGTAATGTATATGATGTGTCAGGGGTAGGGGCAAGTTCTAATGTGCCATCTACAATAGCAAAATACTTTGGCTGTCCAGAAGTATTGTCATTTGCCCTTCTAAATACATCTAATGATTCTATTGATTGTTGCATTAATGGAGAAAAATCATTTGATGTAATTTCTACATTAATTACTTCCAACCAATCGTCAGGTAGAGTTAAATATTGAGCATCTGCTGTGGCAGTTGCTCTTTTAATCATATCTTTATCTCTAACCTTTCTGTTTAATTCTGCTTCGGTAGTGTCAATAAATATATCAATTTGTGATGTTAAATCACTTCTATTCAAATAACCCGCTATTTGAGTTTTTAATTCTTCATAATTCATACTCTACCTTGCCATATTCTAAATAATTTATTATCTGGATCGTTGAGCCATTTCTTCCATTGCTTCCTGTCATTAGCCCAACCTTCTCTTATTGCCTTTTGATATATTACCATAGGTACTTCTGCAACGTGCTTTAATTCTTTGCCTTGCGTACCGTAAGATAAATTCTTTACATTATCCAAAATAGGCTGAACATTTTGAGAACTGTGATAAATGTTCTTTTCATCTTCTGTAGCAAACTCACTCATAAATCCTGATTTAGAGTCTATTAAAGTTCTTTTTGCCATGATTATTCCAATAAGAATGAGGGGCATTTCTGCCCCTCTCCGTTTAACTTACGATGTTGATAAGTCAGCAGCGATTCCGTGCGCTTTCTCATTTGACACTTCTAAACCATATTCAACAACAATCATTTTTGTCATTGCATCACCAATAGTGGAGATGTCAATAGTTTCAAAATCTCTCAAGAAAGAAACTTTAGCGAAATCAGGGTCAACAAATAACGCTGATCTTGATCTACTAAAGTTAGAAGGAACTACTTGCAATTCACCAAAGTCACCAGCATAGATAGCAACTGATGCTTCTACAGTATTAGCATCAATCATTTGTCTTGCAGATGAACGACCAGTAAACCCAGAAACAACACTTTTAACGTGTGGGCCACAAATCAACATTGAAGGCTCACCACCGTTTGCAAAGCAAAGTTGTTGTACTGCTTTTAGGATAGTTTCAGTAAACGCACGTTGTGTACCATCAGTAGGTGCAGCACCGTTTCCAGCACCAGCTCCGTTAGTACCACGCGATACGTTAGTTTCTGTCCAAGTTTCAAAACCACCAGTTTGACGAGCAGTAGTCGCGTTACCAGCATTTTTTGCTACTTTAGAGCATAATGCCGTTTCCATATCACGCTTCAAACTTTTAGCCATAATAGCTAGTTGATGCGCCATTTCTGTGCGTTTACCCGCTGCATCAGAAGCATTTTGCGTACCAGTTACAGTTGCATCTCTGCTTGAGATTTGACATACGTTACTTTCTCTAACTGTAGCAGTAGAAGCTGCTCTTGATAGCTCGAAACCTTCCAACTGACCTGTACCAGATGCAGTAGGTAGGGCTTCTGTTTGCCAATCAAATTGGACGTTTTTTACATTTGTTTTGCCTATGGAACTCATAAAAGGCGTACTCATTGGAGAGATATTGTAGATAGTATCAGACAATGATTCTCTGTCAGCAGTCGCAGTATATGTGTCAAAGGCGTTTGTTACTTTAGCCATTTTTTTATACCTTTAAATTAATTGTTCAAAAACTTTAGCTGCATCTTGCACTTTGCCAGATTTAGCTAATCTCATTTTTGCTTTTTTCACTGGCGTTGCTGTTTTAGGTTTATTGGCTGTTCCAGGTCTTGCAACTCTTGAGGCTGCTTTTTGGGTTGGCTTCTTCTTGGTTGCTGCCACTTGTTTGCGGTATAGCATCCCATCTCGTAAGCCAAGTAGCACTCTATAATCTATCACCTGATTAACTTCATCTTGAGTAAACCCAAGTTCGTTAACTGCATAGTTAGTGATTGCAAGTTTATCCTTTTGGGATTTCTCTGCATCAGACCATTCGGGAATTCTTTCTTTAAGTTGCTTTTGTCCATAATCGACAAAATCTTGAATTTGCTTTTGCTGTTTTTGCATTGCTTCTTCTTGCAATCTTTTATTTTCAGCTTTAGCAGCATCTAACTTTTTACGTTTTTCTTCCCAAACGTCTTTTTCACGAACATATCCAATAGGATCAGATTCGTATAGTGCTGACCAATCTGGTTCGTTTTCCAATTCACCATTTAAACTTGCCTCTAACTGAGGCAACAACTGAGCGTAAATAGCATCTTTTTTCGCTAACTCTGATTGCTGATCTTCAAAACTTTTACGTTGTTGTGCCAGTTCTTGAGTTTTGCGAGTATAGTCTTGCTGACGAGAATATCCGTTTCGGAGTTCATCTAACGTGACCTCTTGCTCAACACCATCAATCTTTACGGTGTAGGCAGTAGGTTGTAGTTCTTCCTCTACTTCTGTTTGTTCTTCTAAAGACTGTTCTACTTCTTCTTCTCCTTCCTCGAAATCATCTTCGACTTCAACTTCTGCTTCTGCCTCAACTTCTGCTTCCGCTTCCATTTCTGTTTCAACGACATCTTCTGGAGATGTTTCTGCTTGTTCTGCTTGAACTTCCTCTGGTGCTTCCTCAATTGGAGTCAAAAGATTTTCAAAAGAACTTACAGTTTTATCTAACTCTGATTGTAAAGCAATCGGCTTGGCGTTGTTGCTCATGTTTACTCCTTAATTTTTTAAAATTTTACCTAGTTATATATAATTGTGCAATTTTTTGATTTGCGCACTTGTTATCTTCCCACGTTCTACCAAAATGCGTAGATGCCTCTCCACTTCTGGTAAAATATTAATCGCATTATGCAAGGTTTCTCTAAAGGCAACATTATCTTCACCTTTGGTATTCATCCATAATGCAACATATTCTTCTTTTAAATTCTCGATAGACTTTTTAAATACATCGCTTTTTAAAATTAATTCTGCTTCGTTTGATTCTAATACTTCCTCTCTGGTAGCCATATATTTATCCTAAATTATTTAAAATTGATTGTATGTTAGTAAAATCAAAAGGTGTATAACCTTCTCTTGGAGTCATAGCGCCACCAAAACCTATTTTTTCTCTTTGCTGTCTAACTAATTCTTGAGTTTCTTCTGGTGTGTATCTAACGTAAGGTAAGCCAGCATTTATTCTTTCTTGTTCTCGCATCGCATCAAACTCGGCATCTCTCTTTGCTTTGTCTATTTCATATTGCCCTGACTCAGTATATTCATTGCGACCAGACTCGAAAGAAGAACCAGCACCGCCATAAAGAACATTCATCGCTGCAGCTTTTTCTCTCGCTATTGCTGCATTATCCATTGCGTTAGTTTGAGCCGAACCTTGTCGTACTGTTTTACCACCCCCGCCACCTTGTTTTGCGAATTTAAATGGAGATTGACTTGCACCACCAACCTGTCTTTCTTTTAATTCTGCTTTTAACCTATCAACCATTGCATCTTTCATTTTTTGCTCTTGGCTTCCACCAAGAAAACTTTTTATCTCAGATAACACAGAAGAATCTGTTGCTTCGTTGTAGGCATCCACTCCTCTTGCTGCATCTAAAGCCGTTTCCATTCCATCATATAGGTTAGTTAGTGCCATTTGATCTGCAATGGAACTTGGATCACTTTGATTGAAAGGGTTTGCGTAATTTGTAAATTCTTGTTCTCCGGTAGGGAATGTGTTTGGCGCACTTATCGGCATTGGCGCTCCAAGTCCCATTGATGCGCCCGTACCAACATCAGTTGAGTACATGGCTGACGTAGGATTAGCTAAAGAATCTGAGAGATGTGTATTAAGCGCAGTAAATGGATCAACACGCTGAAAATCTTCTAGTATTGGTCGTGGCATAGGTGTTGGCATGGGAGTTGGTAATAAACCATCAGCCGTATAACCCATTGGGAACTCACTAGAATAACTAACTCCAGGAGCTATCATTCCTGGAACATTTTCACCACCCGCTACTGAGAGCGCGTATTCTAACCCTGATGTAAAATTTGGATCATACTTTATAGCCATGTTTTCATTTTCCTTCTACCTTGAGATTAATCTATCTATTTTTAATTCTAAATTATCCAATCTTTTGAACAATCTTTCCATATCTTCTAATAAATCACTTTTAGTTACATACCTTGTTGGCAGTTCTTCTCTTGTTTTATTAAGCAATATATCTATTCTTTTCATCTCTGTCGCGTTGTTTCTTATACCATAAATTAATGGTGCGTATATTAATGTTAAAATAACATTCCAAAGAAAAAAAGGGTTTATGTCCATGCTTTGCTTGCAAAAAGTAATGCTTCCGCACCTCGTCTTTTAACCAAACCTTTATTTACTACCCCAGCACTTTTATTCCATCTTTGCATTTGCTCTGGCACTTTATCGTATTTTTCTTCATTAAGAACTTTTAACATAGTGCTTGACTTTAAGTTGCCCGCACCTAAATTGAATGTCCATGATACCAAAGCATCGAATTGATTTTGGTTTAAATCAACTGTAACTAATTTATCAACATTATCTTCAAACTCTTTTAAATCTTGTTGCAGTAATGCTTC